GAGGGCGTCGAGCACGCTGTGGTTGTTGTCGCTGGCGGTGGTTTTATCCATTGTTGTGTCCTCTGATGCGTGAGTGGGGGCAGCCGTTGCGGCAGGCTTTGAACAGGCGCACGCGCAGGTGGTTGGTGGCGCTGAACTTGGCGGACTGGTGGCGCAGGCAGACGTCGGCGCGCATGTCGCCGAGTTCGGGGCATTGCACCAGGTGGCCCATCAGGGCGCCTTCGACGGTTTGCCGAAACTGGTCGATGTCGCCGGGGTATTTGTGGCCGATGACCTGGTTGATGACGGTGGCGCTGTAGCCCAGGGTGGACGCGACGGCGGCCTGGCTGCGGGTGGTGCAGGCTTCGGCCAGCACGCGGACCCAGTCGGGCAGGCTGTCGCCCCAGCTTTCGTGGGCGCGGTCTATGGCGTTCATGGGCGGGCCTCCTGGCCAGCGGCCGCGTCGAGCATTTCACGCAGGACGGCGATGACCTGCTCGCGGATCTGGTCACCGGCTGGCGCTGGCTGTTGGGCGCGGCCGAGTAGTAAGTGGTCAAGTGACAGGTTTTTATTTTTTGCTACCTCGGTTATTGCGCGATAAGGGATTGTCAATCTTGACTTCCAGGTAGCTAAGGTTTGAGGGCTTACGCCCATCTCGTTCGCTAGACCCTTGTCCGTTGATGCGCCAAAGGTTTCTTTAAGCCGACGCATGACGGCATGAAAACTACAATCCGATTCTTTGTAGTCTTGTGATACCGGTTCATCCTGGGTGGCTGGATCTATTAATCTCAGTGACGGGACCAGCTTAGAAACATGGATATGGCAGGCATTAGCAATTGAGACGGCAGTTTCCAAACTTGGAGACCTATGTCCGCGCTCGTAATTTTGCAGACCCGTAAGAGACATTCCGATGCGATCTGCCAGCTCGCCTTGAGACAATCTGACCTTTTTCCTGTAGTGACGGATGCGAAGCCCCGTTTCTTTTTTAAACTGGCTCATGACCGGCCTCCTTGTAACTTTCCACTTTCCACTTGCCACTTTCCACTGTTCCCGTCGATCACCATGTCGACGGGAACATCCAGGATGTCGCCTTCCGGCCGCTGCCAGGCAACTTCTCGCCGGTTCGGGTCGTAGACGGCCTTGCTGCGCTGGATCATTGGCGGCAGCGGGCCGGTGTTGCGCACCAGGTGATAGTGGGCGCCGCCGCGCTGGCGCTGCATGGCGAGATACCCGGCGCGATGGAGGTGCTTTAAATACGATTTAACGGTGGTTTCGGCGATGGTTTTGTGACTGTGGGCGATGAGTTCGCTGACGGTGAAGTGGCCGAGCACGCGCATGGCGCTCCACAGGGCGCGACTGCCCTGCCCGGTGGCGACCTGGTGGCCGTGTTTGTTGATCATGGGGGCGTGTACGCCGGTGTCGGTGGTGAGCCGGTAAAGGTGGCCGGTGTAGCGGTTGCCTGCGCGGCTTTGGCCGGGTTTGTCGATGGCCGGGGCGTTGCCGGTGACGACGAGGTAACCGGCGCTATCGAGCCCGTGCACGTAGTTTTTTATCGTGCTGTGGTCTACACCACAGGCGTGCTCGATGTCGCGTGTGGTGAAGCTGTCGCGCAGTTGGCGGATGGCGGCCCAGATGGCGTCGCGGTGGGTGATGTAGCCGTGACGGCGTGGCTGGTTAACGGGTTGCTGGCTCATGATGCGACCCTCCGGCGGGCTGATCCGTTGAACAGCGGGCGGTTACCCCAGTCGTCGAGGGCGATGCGGGTCTGGCCGGATTGCAGGGCGTATTCTTCGACGTTGGTGAGGTTGATGGCGATGCGGCTGGTGTTGCCGGCGCATTCGTTGACGATTTTGGTCAGCAGGTCGTCGGCGACGGTGACCTGACGGCAATACAGGTTGCGCAGGTGGCGGGCGTCGGCCAGGTTGGCGGGCGCGGCATCGACCCAGCGGGTGACGCGGTTGTGGAATTTTTCCCAGCGCTGCAGCTTGGATTCGAGGTTTTGCTCACCGATGATGAGGATGGGCGTTTTGCAGCTGTCGTACAGGCTGCGCACGACTTCGACGCCGTTGCGTTTGTCGATGAGGTAGTCGAATTCGTCGATGATGAGCGGGCGGCCGGACAGCGCGAGTTCTTCGGCGATCATGTCGGCCAGCTCGGGGATGGGCGTGCTTTTACGGGCGAGGCTGAGGCCCAGTTCGTTGACGATGGCGGCCAGGAAATATTTGGTGTTCCAGGTGACCTTGACCTCGATATAGCAGGCGTTGAACCGGTTGACGCTGTAGGCGGCGGCGCTGGATTTACCCAGCCCGCTGCGGCCGTACAGGCAGGCGATTTTGTTAATGTGCGCGGGTTTGTCGATAACCCATTGCAGGGCGTCGACGCAGCGGCTGACGTTTTGCAGCGGGGCGATGCTGGCCGCCGGGCTGTTGACGGGTGGTGCGGTGTGGTTCATTATTTACCTCGTAAATTTTCAATTGTTTACAGTCTCAAATCGGTCAGGGTGGCAGCCCTGGCCGTTTTACGTTCTGGCGTCGGGCGCGGTCGCTATGCGCTCGGGCTCGATGCCAAAATCCTCATGCACCATTTGCTGGGTGCGGTATTCGTTGCCGCGCTGGTAGGTGTTCAACCAGGCGCGGTCCTCGTCGCTGATGTTTTCCCTGCGTTCCAGCCAGTAGGCTTTGGCGTAGCGCCGTTCGGGCGTGTCGTAGAGTTCGACGATCTGCGCCGGGGCGCTGAATTCGCGCTCGATCTGGGCCTGCAGGGCTTGTTCGCGGTCACTGAGTCCCTGGTCCACCCGCGCCTGTCCGGTATGGGCGTCGGCGGCGCGGGCGGCCTCATCGAGGGCGGGGGTGGTGTATTCGATGCTGCGCGGCGGCAGCGCGGTGATGTTTTGCGATTGTTCGATTCGGTGCTGGATGATGGCGCCGGCGATGTCTTTTTTGATGGCGCGCTTGTGGTCTTTGATTTCTTCGCGCTGGGCGGCCAGCAGCTTTTTGGTGCGGGCCTTGGCGGCGTTGGCCAGTTCGATGGGGCTGAATCCGAGCAGCTGCGGGCATTGGGCGAGGGCGATGTATTCGCCGGTCAGGCTGTAGACGTGAATGCGGCCGAGGTCTGCCTCGTCGCGGCGCAGCTTGACTTCGCTGCCGACGAGCAGCTCGGGCGCGATGTAATAGTGGTGGTCGAGCTGGATGCCTTTTTTGCCGACGGTGCGGATGCCGGCGACCTCGGCGAGCAGCATGTCGAGGGCGCGTTCGTTGCTGATGCGGCGGATGGGTTGGGTCCAGTTGGTGGCGACCTGCCAGGGGGTTTTTCCGCCGAGGCCGGCGTGTTCGTCGTGCATGTAGATGTGGTCGGTCCATTGGTCGAGGCGCTCTTGCAGTTCGGCGCTGGATAGCGCGACTTCGACGACGTCGCCGCTGCTCATGATGCGGCTGGCAAACGATTTGCGGGCTTCGATGACCTTGCGCTCGGCGACGTTGTGGCCGATGAATCCGGGCAGTAGGTCGAGGATGCCGTGGCTCATGGTTTGCAGGGCGCGTTCGATGGTGCCCTTTTCTTCTGAGGCGAACGGTATACACAGGTATTGCTGGATGCGCAGGTCGCGCACGACGGTGGTGAATTGCTCGCTGACGTAGTCTTTGCCGTTGTCGGTGCGGATGGCCTCGGGCACTCCCCAGGCCAGCAGGGCCTTGCGGAATACCTGGCACACGGCTGCGGCGGTGCTGGATTTGCTGACGTGCAGCTTCATGCGGCGGGGGTACAGGTCGATGACGCCGACGACGCTGTGGCGGCCGTCGGTGAGCATCCAGTCGCCGGGGGTGCTGTCGAGTTCCCAGAGCTGGTTGAGGCGTTCGATGTGGTCGTGGTGCGATCCAAACGCGGGCTGGAATGTGTTTTTCCATTGATCCGGGTTGGTGACGTAGGCCCAGAGCTGGGCGTTTTCGGCTTTGAATGCACCGATATAGCGCTCGATGGATTTGACGCTGACCAGGTCGAGGTCGGCATGTTCGGCCTGGATGTATTGCCTGATTTTTTTGGCTGTTATGTGCGGGCTTTTGAACAGGGCGCCGAGCACGATGCGTTTGAGTTCGGGCGTGGCTTCGATCTTGTTGCGGCCCTTGCGTGTGCCGTAGGCATCGACCAGGCCGCCGATGCCGTGGTCGTTGTATTTGCGTTCCCAGTCGCGCAGGGTTGACGGGGCGATATGAATGCGGCCGTGCAGGTGGTTTAAATGCGATTTATAGCGGTCGGGAACGGCGATTAAACCGGCGGTCAGGTCGTGGCAGAAATGCTGCAGGCCGTCCAGTTTGTGGTAGTGGTTTTCGTCGATGTAGCGGGTGGCTTCATGCAGCAGCCATTCGCGGGCGCGGGCGCGGCCTTTTTTCGCGGCGGGCAGGCTGGCGAAGCGGGCGAGCGCGGTCTCTCGTTGCTGCTGGCGCTGGGCGGCGCGTTGGCGGTCGCTGGCGAGGATCTCGGGCACGATGGCGGGGGCGTCACCGGTTTGCTGATCGACGAGCCGGGCGCGCAGGGCGCTGCGGGTTTCGATGGGCAGGGCGCTGATGTGGTATTCCTGACCACCGCCTTTCCCCTGGCGCGGGCGCGATTGCCAGGCTGCGCGCCGGGCTTTGCGGATGTTGCCTGATTTGGTGGCGGCCATGCCGGGCAGGCCGGCCAGTTCGGCGGCGGTGTACCATTCCTGGATCATTCTTCGTCACCCTCGCCCAGCATTTTGGCAAGTGCCCGGTATTCGGCCTCGGCGCGCTGTTTTCGCATCAGGGTCGTGGCCAGTTTGGCTTTGAGGGTTTCGCGCCCGTAGGCGACGCGGCCGCCGCCCTTTTCGGCGAGCCAGTTGGTGAGGTCATGACTGGTGCAAACCGACTCCAAAACGGCGACCAGGTAGAACGGCAGATTGTGGTCGGTGCGACCCGGCGAGGCCCAGGCGTCGATCATGTTTTTGCTGATGTCCTTGCCGGTCAGTCGGCTCATCTGGGCGCTGATTTCGTAGCGGTCCAGATCGGTGTCTTTCAGCATGTGCGAGACCAGGTTGGAGACCTGGAAACTGTAGTCGGCTGACCCGTCCACCGGGCGCGCCGGTTGGGGTATTAAAAACAGGTCATCCATGCGCTCGTCTTTGACGTGTTTCATGTCAATTTTTCCTCGTTGTTTTTACATGCAGGGCGCGGCCTCGTCTTGTAGACTTTAGGGCGTCGGAATAGCGACTTGGCCAGATGTCCTGCGGCGTGATGTTTGGGTGGTCGTCGCCCTGCCCGATAGCGGTGGCGATGATCTCCTCGCCCTTGGGCCAGCCCGGCGAATGCATGGCGCGGCTCAATGTGCTTCGGTGGCTGTATCCATTGGCCAGGGCCAGGCGTGAAAGCGACCAGCCAGCCTTGCGAAGCGCGGCGATGATGTCGGCCTTGTGCCAGTCCCGAGAGGGGCTTTTTTTAACGGTGTTTTTGTAATGCATGCGTTAATTATGTACGAACGTGCGAGCGTGTCAATACGAACGTGCGAAAAAAAGGGTGACCGTGCGAAATTTGGTCACTGTTAGACACGGCGCGGCGCGCCGGTTTTTTTTAGGAAAACAGGGAGATTATTCAATTACATAGGTAACAGTGACCATGAGTGAATCAAACAGTGACTACACGGTCACTCTTGAGCGAGAAAAGGGTGACGCATTTTCCAGGCGTGTGAGACAGTTGGCGGGTGAGTTCGGCGGCATTCCGAATCTCGCACGGGCGTGCGATTTTTCTGACTCGGTCGTGCGTAAGTGGATCAAAGGCGCCAGCGAACCATCCAGGCTAATGCTGATAAAGCTAGGCCTTTGCACCGGCTGCAGCTTCGAGTGGCTATTGCTGGGGGTTGGGTCGCAGTATCCAGATCGGGCGCCCGACCAGGTCGCCGAGGATGGGCGTGATAGCGGCTATTATTACGTGCCGTTTTACAATGTCGAGGCGGCTGCTGGGTACGGCAGGCTGGCCGATAACGAGGCCATAAAGGGTCATTTAGCGTTCAAAAAATCCTTTATAAATCACGATTTAGGCGCGTCTGCGCGTGATTTGGCGCTGATAACAGTGACCGGCGACAGCATGGACCCGACGTTAAAGTCGGGCGACACGATCATGATCAACCAGGGGCGCCCTGACGCGATGCCTCAGGACGGTTTATACGTGCTCCACGTCGACGGATCGCTGCTGGTAAAACGCCTGCAGGCCTTGCCTGGCGACCGCGTACTGATCAGCTCGGACAATCCATCTTATAAGCCGTTCGAGGTGTCGCGCGGCGATTTGTCAAACGATGACGCGGCGCATTCAATCGGTATCGTGGGGCGGGTTGTTTGGACGGGTCGGAGAGTGTGACGCGCTGCCGGATTCATTTGTCCAAAAACCGAAAAATGGCTGCATCCATGTGTCCACGCAAAAAAAACAAAATTTGTGTTCGGACACAGTGCAGCCCTTTATTTATAAGGCTGTCCCGTGGAATATCACCATATCCCGTCCAGTCCCGCATGTGCCAGTTCCATCTGTCCCCTCACAATTAACCTCCTCAATCGCGGACCGGCAGTAGACGGGACGCGCACACGTCTCACCTCACGCCCC